GCAGGATATGGCCTTCAACCGTGGCGCTGGTGGTGCAACCAAATACATTCAGCAAGGTCTTAATAGCCTTGGCCAAAAGGTTTCCGTTGACGGAAGGCTTGGCCCACAGACCTTGCAGGCAATCGGCGCAGTCCAGCCTGGTGCGCTAATGAAAGCTGCAAGCCAAGCCCAACTTCGGGACGAATACGCAATGGCGCGAAAAAATCCTGCAAGAAGGAAATTCCTTCAGGGTCTTGAAAACAGAATTAACAATAGGCTTGGTCTTTTTGGATCTGTTTGATTATTTGAAAATTACTGAATCTGTAAGAACTGAAAACCCGCCAGTTCCCACATACACATTGCCGGATTTTGCGGTGAAGTTTTTGTCTGATATAAAAGAATTGCCAGTGCTTAATACAATATCTTTTTCATTGAAGTAGAAAGATCCCGCCTTCCTGCAAATGCCTTCATCTGTAAAAAATGTGTCTCCAGATCGAATAACAATCCCATCGCCAATAGCAACATTTGAGGTTTTCGCATAAATCCCAGGCTTATCGTAAACACCGCCCATGAAATCATCCATTTCATCCTCCCCCATCACCGGTGCCACCAGCACCGCCATTAGGAATAGTGTTGCTTTCATGTGTAAAAACTCCAGCATCCGCGCCACTTAGTCAAGCATGAAATTATCCAACCGCCAGATAGGAGCAGTCGGGGTGGCCAGGGTGGCCGGAGCCTTGTTGCGGCTGGGCTATCAAGTGCTGACTCCGCTTGAGGATTTTTGCGGGTATGACCTGGTGGCCGAGAAGCGCAAGCGGTTTATCCGCATCCAGGTCAAGACATCCGAGCGGAAAGACCCAGATCGGAACAGGTATGGCTTTATGACCTGCAAGGGTCTTAGTTCAAAGAGGCTTTATTCTGGAGGGGTCGATGTTTTTATTTTGTGGGGAATGGATGACGATCTGTTCTGGATCGTGAACCCAAGGGATTGCAAGGGCAAGAATTACAAGGCATCCATCCGCACGGGGTCTTCATGGCGTATATTAAGCGATCTCTAACCTCCAAGGAGGCATGGCGTATCTTCGAGAACGCCGTCAATAAGATGAACTCGGTCGAGGAGGCCGCCGAATGGTTGCGGAAGAACCCGCAGGTGGCCAAGAAGATGACCGGTGCGGGGTTGCTGGAGTGCTTTGACGAGGACGCAAAAAGTAGTTGACTAGGTTTTGACATCCCCGCTAGGGTCGGGCGATGGCAATCAATTCAAGACGCAAAGGCGCGGCAGGGGAGAGGGAGTTTGCATCTTATCTGCGCGAGCAGGGCTGGCAGAAAGCACGGCGCACACAGCAGTACGCCGGTAATCCAGAGGGCGGTTCGGGGGATGTGGTCTGTGGGAATTTCCCATTTCACGTTGAGGTCAAGCGTTGCCAGCAGGTAAAGCCTGAAGAGTGGATGCGGCAGGCCAAGTCCGACGCGCCAGATGGCAAGATTCCGGCGGTGTTTTTCCGACGCAACGGCGAGAAGAAGTGGCTGGCCATTGTCCAGGCAGACGACCTTTGCGAGATCGCCCGACATATCGCCCCTCCCAATTTCACCGTGGACATAGTCCATACCGCACCTATTGCCACGACCGTAGCCCAGGGCTTCGTACTGCCTTCCACACCACTAAACCCAAACCAAATATAGAAAGGTAAAATAACATGAGCCTAACCATCAGTGAAACATCCAAAAACACGGAACGCCAGTTGCCCGAAGCCGGAGCAACCGTTGGCGTTCTATTCAGCCTGGTCGATCTCGGAACCCAGGAAGTGACCTGGGACGGCGAGACAAAGAACACCCCCAAACTGCGCCTGGCATTTGAATTGCCGGAACAGACCATCGAAGGCGAGGTTACGGAGAACGGCAAGACGACCAAGGTGACGAAGCCGATGGTCGTTTCCATCGAACTCACCCGCAGTCTTGGCGAGCGTGCTACCCTGCGGAAGCACCTTGAAACCTGGCGCGGTCAGGCGTTCACCAGCAAAGAGCTTGCCAGCTTCAGCCTCAAGAACCTCTTGGGCAAGGCTTGCTTGCTCACCTTGGTTCACAAGACCAGCCAAGCAGGGCGCAACTACTGCGCGATCCAAGGCATCGCCAAGTTGCCCAAGTCGATGAAGGCTCCTGCCAAGACCGAGAACGGCCATGTGTTCTACGAGATTGAGCAGGGCGAAGGTGGCCAGTTCGGCGAATTGCCGGAGTGGTTGCAGGAGAAGATTCGGGCAAGCCGGGAGTTCCGTGGTGCGTCTTCGGCACCGCAGGGCAAGGCTGCCGACAGCACCGACGCGGACGGCAACCAAATCCCGTTCTAATCAAGTGGCTCTTACCCTCACGCAGAAAGAGCCTAGCCAATCCCGTCTGGTCCAAACGGACCAGGCGGGACATTGGTATACCCAGGAAGGCGAGTCCGCTCACGTTGTCATCGGAAAGAACGGCAACGAGCGTAACACCACGGTTACGGACGCGCGCAAGATGGGCTTGCTCCCATCGGTCACGAGCGTCTTAAGTGTGGCGGCAAAGCCCCAGCTTCAAACCTGGATTCAGGAACAAATCATAAGAGCTTGCATAAAGTTTCCAATACTTGAGGAGGAAAGCGATGAAGAATATGCAAAAAGAATTTTGCTTGAATCAAAGAAAGTCACAACAGAGGCGGCGTTGCACGGGAGTCTCATGCATGAGCAGATGGAGCATATCCTCTTGGACAGACCTCATAGCAAGGAAGAAAAGCTTCAGCCCTATATCAAAACCTTCAAAGAGTGGGCGGAAGACAATGTCGAGAAAACGTACTGGTGCGAGCGGGCCTTGGTCGGTGCTGGTTACGCTGGACGATGCGATGCCTACGTCAAGCTGAAGGGAATCGGTGATGCGATCATTGACCTTAAGAACCGCAAGGTAAACCCGAAGTACGACCCGTTCTACGACTCTGACTGCGCCCAGCTTTGGGCCTACCGCATCGCCTCGGAGAATCCCAAGGCAGCGTGTGTGTCGGTGGTCCTAGCAGCCAATGACCCGGAGACGCTGGTGATTCACCAGTGGAGCGAGGAGGAGTTGCATGAGTCGGGTATCGCCTTCCAGGCCATGCTCAAGGTATGGGCGTGGTCAAAGAAGTACAATCCACCTGGAATGAAACTATGAAATTTGAAATAAAAAATATGAATGATGAATTTTTGTATTCTGAAAAAGAAGTTAAAAATCTTGGAAAAAGATTTACAAAAATAATTCAAGAAGAAAACAAGAGATTTGATAAGAAAATAAAGGAACTTGAAACAAGATTTCAAGAAATGATAAAAAATGTTGAGGCTGCATTTGATAGGAAATATCTGGCTAATATGGAAAATATGTATAGCTCATTAAGTAAGTCATTATCAGATGAGTTTGGATTGGTTGGTGAAACAAGGGCATTAAGGGAAAAAATAATTAAATTTGAAAATACGGTAAGAAGGTTAAGATGACACCTCCGACCATCGAGGAACTTGGCAAAGCCGCCGAGGAAATAACGTGGCGCGTTATGGGCAAGGGATCAGCCAAGTCGGCTTACGGCGAATGGTTTTCGCTTGACCGACCGATTCACGATTACCATATATCTAGGGCGATACGTCATCTGGCCACAGCCCAGATGATGTTGCATAAAAGCACACCATGTCCAGACGGAGAGGGCGAGGATGCAATAGACCACCTGGAGCGGGCGGTCGTCCGGGCCTTGTTCTGCTGGGCGCAAGCAAAGAAAGAACTACCACGACTATGAAGAAACTAGAGGACATTAGCGTAACTTTTGTCTGGGGAGGCCGAGAGGTCACGGCATGGGGAGACTGCGAATACGAAACCCACAAGATCGACATCGGTCCGCAGGGGCATCGGGAGCATTACTTTGCCGACGTACCTTACGATATGTCGATCTCCAAGTTGCAGGTCGCTCACGGTGACAAGGACATCGAGAACCCGGAGAAGGAGTTGCTTGAGTTTGCCGAGCAACTGCTAATGGAGGAAGCCGACGAACAACTCTGCGAGGTGGCGTGAAGCTGGTCCTAGCCTGGATCTGTTACTGGCTTGGCCACGCCATCTCCGAAACAATTCTCAGGTTGGGCTATGGTTATTCACTCTACAACAAATTGATGCTTCTCAGCAGCGATTTGGATGATAGGGGAGTGATCTGGAAATGAAGAAGGTTGTCGTAACTCAGGCATTCGGAGACGATTGGCTGGAGGTTCTAAAGCTGACCCGCCCGCGCATGGAGGAGTATTGCCGCAGGCACGAGCAGGATTTTGTGTCCATCGAGAAGCCGCTGGCGCACCCTGTCCAGTACAGCAAGCTTATCATCCCGCACCTGATGACGACCAAGGGATACGAGGTCGTGACGTTTTTGGATGCGGACATCTTAGTGGCTTTGGATTGCCCTGACATCTCCAAGGATGTAGAGAAGTTCTGCGCTTTCGACGAGGGATCATACCTGGACCGCAAGCCGGGAATGACGGCACTGGCCAAGGCTTTCGGATACAAGATCGAGCCACGCTTCTACGTCAACACCGGGGTCTTCGTGGTCACAAACAAGGTGCCTGGGATCTTCGCCCAGCCGCCCATCGGCTTGTTTCCGAACCACTTTGCCGAACAGACCTGGATGAACATCATGGCGCACCTGTGCGACCTGGACCTTCAGGAGCTTGACCCGTCCTTTAACTGCATGACCAGCGTGGAAGAACACTTTGGCCTGAACCGATATATGGATGCCCAGATGATCCACTACGCCGGACAATCCAACGACATGGCCAAGCTTCGCGGCCAGATTGAGGCTGACATCAAGAAGCTGGAGGAGGAGATCCGATGACCCCGGTCAAGGTCATACCCCACGGAGACAAGTGGCGGGTGGTTACGGAGTCGATGGAGAACCCGATTGGTCCTCGCCTGTGGGGAGCCGAGCCGCCCAACGGCCTGCCACCAGCCGACGATGTGTTTGACGACAAGCAGAACGCCTTGGACGCAGCACGGTTATGGAACGCCTATTCGGCTTGGACGGACAGTCATTCAGGAAGGAAGAAGAAGTGGTCAAAGCAGAAGCGAACCGCCTGAGTCACGAGGAGCGAATGCAGCTTCTTGCAAGCGAGATTGCCATCAGGGCAATCTACGACCTGCGCCTGCTCCAGCGCCGCAAGGTGTTGGTCGGGGACGAACTGACACCGCCCGAACAACGCCCGCGCCTTACGGACTGTTGTTGTTACAAGGACGATGACAACATCAGAAATCTGATTGACGACTTCAGGGACGGCACCGTACTCTTCTGGTGCAGGATGGGCGGTGCCAACATCGACCAGACCGACCTGAACAGGATGCTGAAAAGGAGGAAACATGATGATGGAATACTTGAAGTTCTTCAGTGAGGTGGGCGCACACATGATTCTGTTCGCCCTGCTTGCGGGCGCAGGGCTGATGCTGCTTGTGTTTGCCGGTAGTTTCATCCTTTGGCTGATCGACAAATCAAGACAGGAGAAATCACAATGGCGGAACTGGGAGATATAAAGATTCTTGCAGAGCGCGAGGTCAAGATGGTCGAGATTGACTTTGACATGGATGAGAAAACCATCGACCATCTTGCCTATGTGGGTTTCAATCTCATCAAATACGACAGGGACGAATTGGCTTCCTTCGCCTTTAAAAAGGCGTTGGAGGCATTCGCAAAAGGAGACAAGGAATGCACACTACAAATCAAGAAAAGCCGTTCAAGCAAAAGATCCTCACGGCGGTCACGGTCCCGCAAGTCCTGACCCGCTCGCAATGCGAGATGATTATCCGCGACGCGGAGGTCATCGGCATGAAGCGTGCGCCGGTCATGGCCAAGGATGGACGAGTGGTCAATTACCGTACCCGCACCTGCGCTTCCTGCTGGCTTCCAAAGGCCGCCCACTTCCAGTGGATCTACAACTATCTGGCCGCCGTGGTAGATCAGGTCAACACGGAGCATTACCGCTTCGATGTCATGGATATGCAAAACCTGCAAGTGCTGCGTTACCGACCGCTCCAAAGGTTTGCTGCCCACTATGATACTTTTGACGGCAGCGACCGCAAGCTGACTTGCGTTATTAACTTATCACGGCCAGAGGAGTACGTTGGCGGTGGTCTGTGCGTCGAGGCGGATTGGCATGGCGTTGAGAAGTCCACACACCAAGGATCAGCCAACTTCTTCCCAACCTGGATCAAGCACAAGGCCAAGGCACCCCTGCTCGGAACACGCTGGGCGTTGGTCGCATGGATCACGGGGCCAGCATGGAGATAGCACCCATCGACCTGATCCTGCTTGCAATGGGCGCAATGCTTCTTGCAATGTGGCTGGACAAATGACCTTCGCCGCCAACCTACCACGCCACCAGTACGTCATGGTGGATCGGGAGTTCTGCTCGCAGGGCATGGAGCATGGCTGGGAAGATGCCGTATGGTTCGGGCTATACTCGGTGCCGCACCGGGCTTGGGGTTGCACGGTCATGCTGAAGTGCGGGGCGTTGTACAGGGGATTGCCTCTGCACGCATTGGCGTTTACCAATGGGACGGGAGAGCCGTGGACCTTGGGTGACGCGCAACGCTGGGATTGTTTCGGATGGAACTTCACCACCATCGAGTACGATTACCTGCGGGAACTGGATTGCCAGGTGTGGCTGGCGGGCAGGCAGGCATGGATGCGCGGGTCGTATATGTTCACCGCAGAACCTTACGGAGACGGGTACAGCCTGGAGCCGAGCCAGACCAAGTCGCATCACTTCATTGAGCTTGCCAATGGAAGGATCGCCTGCGTTCCGGGGAACAACGTCTTGTTCACAGAGGCATCATTCACAGGCAAGAATCATGTTGCCAAGCCGACATGGCTGAAGGTACAAACCAAAGTATTCCACGCAGAAGAACAGGCGTTTGACGGCGTGGTGGGGGAGGAGACAGCGTGAACTACTTACAGATTGCGAGGCTTGAGGTGGCGGCACTCCAGGAGTTTTTGGACATGGACAACTGCCATCCAGGCAAGTTGATGGACTCAAGCTGCTCGCCGCTCTACCAGATTATGAATCAAATGTTGTACGACAAATTTCACGGACACGGCTGGGAGTTGGATCTCCTGACCGGGCGGTTCGTAAAACAAGGAGGTTAATATGCCACTCGGAAAAGACATCGGAAAGAACATTCGGGAACTGCGGGCGGACAACCGCAAGAAGGGCAAGGCTCGCGGGGCTGGCGGGAAGCCGCGCTCGCAGAAACAGATCCTGGCCATCGCGCTTCGGTCTGCCGGGGTTCCGCCCAAGGGTGGTCGCCGGTTCCGTATCCGGAGGGGCTAAGTGTCGGAGGATCGGATCAAGTGGTTGGCCGACATACTGGCGCGGGTGCGTCGGAGTCTGGCCAGCCACAGGGACAAGATAACCCACGCCGAGGCGCACAAGGTTCGCGAAATCATTGCGGATGTTGACGCGGCGGCACTAATCACAAAGGAGATAAGAAGTGAACACACAGGAAGTACTGGCGGATAGGATCAAGGCGCTGGAGGATAACAGCCACCTGCTTGAGAAGCGGCTGGTGGCTGCGGTCCAAACCATCCAGAGGCTTAGGCACGAAATAACAATCGGAAGGCTGGAGAGGGTGGGATCGGACAAGACCGAGGCAGAAAGGATCGTGGCCGGGATCAGGGACGAGCGCGACATCGTGGTTCCGCCCCAGCTTCAGATCACCAAGCCGAACAGGACTCCCGGCAAGAGAAAGTGCGGTGGTGGCAACAGGACGCGGGACATTGTCCTGAAACGCTGGGGCTTGTGGCGCATCCAGTACGAGCAGGGCTACACCACCCGCCAGATTGCGAACGCCTGGAAGTGCAACCGCAAGTCGATTGACTATGCCAGAGAACATCATTGGGGGGCGGAATGAATGTGAGGGAATTGCTGGCCGAGCATTACGACGAGGACATCCTGCTTGCGGATGGATTTGATAAGGCTCTTATCGGCATCGGCAGGATATTCTATGGCGCGCCCATCGCGGTTTATGACAGGTCTGTTGCCATTGATATTTTACGCAAGCAGGGCATGAAAACATTTGAGGCCGAGGAGTATTTCAGTTACAACGTGTCCGGTGCTTATGTTGGCGAAGGCACGCCGATGTTTGTCGAGACAATAAAGGAGCTAAGACGCAAATGAAACTCTGGACAAACCAAACCAACTCAATCCACAAGGTCGATGACTCGATGCTGTTCCCGCGCAACACTTATGTGTTGCCGGACGAATTGACGGGACCGACCTGGGACGACTCCATACCCTGCCCGCACAAGATCAAGCCCTACTATCCAGGCAGAGCCACGGGCGGTGCAACTGCGGTTTACCGCGCCGGTGCATTGGGTGATGCGATCATAGCAACCGCCTTCGTGCATTACCTAGTCCAAGAGTCCGGCGGGTGCGTTGATGTCTATGCTCCAGCCAGAAACCTCACGCTTTATGCGGGGCTTGGTGCCAAGCTGTTCCCGCTGCCGCCCACGCTGGAGGCCTGGGATAGCTATGACGCGCACCTGCCGACCGACGACCTGTTTAGCGGCCAGGTTGGCAACACCAAGCTAGGGACAGGACCGGGGAACTGCTACGACCGCATCTACACCTCGATGAATGCAGGCGATGTAGATACAAAGTATAAACGTCCGCACCTGTACCTGATCGAACCCGACCACAAGGAGCTAGTCGAGATGCACAAGTGGCCGATCAAGGGTGACTACTTTGCTTACCATGTCTCTAGCTCCGGCCCGACCCGCACCTACCCGCCCAAGATGGGGCAGGATGCGGTGCTGGCGTTGCTTGAAGCGTTCCCAAATCACAAGGCCGTCATCATCGGGCTGGACAACTCAAACAACTTCAAGGTGGATCACCCTCGCGTGATCGACCTGTTCAACGTGACCAAGCAGTTCCGCTCGCTGTTCCCCATCGTAAGCGGGGCGGACTTTGTCGTGGCACCGGACAGCAGTGTCAACCATGTGGCAGCCGCCTTCGACACGCCTTGTGTGTCGCTTTGGGGGTCATACGACCCAAACGACAGAATGACTTACTATCAAAAGAACATCTCGGTCTTCAAGCCTGACACCTGCCCACACGCTCCGTGCCGCCCTCATGCGGGTCTACCGCAGGCTAAATGTAAGGATGCTACCAACAAGCTTCCTAAAACCCAGATGTGGTGCAATGCCCTACGCAACATCACCGCCCAAGACATCGTCGAGGCGGCGAAGAAGGCGATGGAGTTGGAGGGATAATTTAATGCCGGAAGTGGTGTGCGGGGAGATCCCGCAACGGGCTGTCCTCCTAGTGTGTGTCGCCCCTTGAATCATCCGGCATGAATTTTATATGAACCGATGCCCCGAATGGTACGCAGGGAGAGCCTGCGGCTGGCGACGAAAGTTCCGCCATTTGAAACAAAGGGGCATTATATTTCAAATTAACAAACCTAATACCAACACCAACCATCCTTGCACCATGCGATCCTGATGTCATTGTGCTGGTTAATAAATGAACTTTAAAGCTAAGACATTGCCATGATGTACGACAAGCATGGCAACCGCCCGACCAAGGGCGCAAGAAGCATCGACTACGACGACACGGTGCTGATCGCCAAGTGCGGTCCGATCAAGTTCCACCATTGGGCCAGGGAGACCGCCGACCCGGACACGTGGCATGAGCCGGAGACGGATTGGCACAGGGGATGGAAGACGCACTTCTCACCGGAGAACACCGAGCAGACCATAACCGTGGATGGGATAAGGCATCGCATGGATGCCCAGACATTTTTCAATGGGCAAAGATATGCGATTGAATTTCAGCATAGCCATATCAGCACCGAGGAGATCATGCAACGTGAGGCTGGGTATAAAAACATGATATGGGTTTTTGATTGCATTGGGAAACTTGAGCTTCACGGACATCGCGATGGTTTTGTTATGATGTATTGGAGTAGGCCGAGAGAATCTATCTTTTGGTGCAACTCCCCCGTATTGCTTGATATTGGCAGTCATGTCATACAGGTTGTCTCGATGCCTGAATACAGGAATGACTATTGGTATGGATGCGAGTGCTATAGCGATGAAATGCAAGCCACTCTTACAACAGGAAAATTTGTTAAAGACAGAACAACAGCATTAGAAAAACTAATAACGGAAGGAGCGGCATGACACAGGAAAAGGTGATGGATCTAATCAAATGGCTGGGCGAGGACTGCGTCCTCCTGCCCATCCCAACCGGCGAGAAGAGGCCGATGGACACGGGCTGGCAGAAGACCACGCTGGCGGCGGCAAGGAAGCCGGAATACCTGCGCCGACTTGAGGCTGGCAACATCGGGGTGTTGCTGGGCAAGGCGGGTGGCGGGCTGTGTTCGATTGACATCGACAGCGACGAATCGGCGGAAGAGTTTGCCAAGCTGAACCCGACCCTGACCAAGACGCTCCAGACCAAGGGAGCCAGGGGCAGGAACTTCTGGGTCAGGATCGAGGGCGAGTTTCCGCCTCTGGCCAAGATCACCGATTGGGGGGAATGGAGGAGTGACGGCGGGCAGACGGTGATCTGGGGCAGGCACCCGACCGGCGGCAACTACAAGTGGGAGGTGGTGGAAAAGCCGATCACGATCAAGTTCTCCGACATAGTCTGGCCCGACCATCTGGAACTGCCGTGGAAGATCAAGGTGGACAACGCCTACAACGATTTGGTGGAGGAGTTCGGCAAGCCGTGGAAGGACATCAAGGACAAGAAGCAGCGGGAGTTCATCGTCAGCCTCAACCAACCCTTCTGGGCTGGCAAGTACCAGCACGACCACCGGGTACTGTACGAACCGCTGGAACGGGACTTCTACGAGTACGAGAACGAGCGCGGGATCTGGCGGGTCAAGTCGGAGGACGCGATCAAGCAGGAGATCAGCCGCGACATCCTCAAGTTCAGCCGCGAACAAATGCGCCCGGAGATCGAACACATGAGGTCGGACAACTCCCTTTCTGGAATTGTCAGGACGCTGCGCGGTATCGTCGAGCATCGGGATGCCTTCACGCTTCACCGCATCCCAGGGGTGCATTGCTCCAACCGCTTCATCAAGTTTGAAAACGGGGCAATCGAGGAGCATGAGTTCAGCCCGGACTTCTTTTCGCGCAATCAATGCCCCGTCGAGTTCAAGGGGCTGGAACTGGTGCCAGAGAAGTTCCTGTCCCAGCTTGCCGTGCCAGCCATCCCAGACCCCGACGACCTGCTCCTGTTTCAGAAGTATCTTGGGATGTGCCTGTTCGGGCGCAACATTATCCAGAGGTTCCTGGTCATGTACGGCCAAGCCGGGGGCGGCAAGTCCACCCTGCATAACGTGGTTCACCAGTTGTCGGGCAGGGAGAACATGGCACAACTACGAACCCAGCACCTCGACAAGCAGTTTGAGCTTTACCGCTACCGCGCCAAGACGCTCCTGTCAGGCGTGGACGTGCCGGGGAACTTCCTGCAAATGGGCGGAGCCAAGGTCATCAAGGGACTGACCGGCGGGGATGTGCTGGATGCGGAAGGCAAGGGGATCAACGACGGCTATCACATCGTGGGGAACTACAACATCATCATCACGGCCAACGAGAAGCTGCGGGTCAGCCTGGACGGGGATGTAGAAGCTTGGAGGCGCAGGTTGCTCTTGCTTGAGTTCAACCAGCCGCCACCCGCCAAGAAGATCGACCGCTTTGCGGAGAAGCTGGTGGAGGAGGAAGGTCCGGCCATCCTGGCTTGGGGCTTGCGGGGCTTCCTGCTCCTCCAGAAAGACGTGGACGAGACGGGCGACATCCGCCTGCCCGACTCCCAGGCCAAGCGTATCCATAACCTCCTTGCCGAATCCGAATCGGTTGACCACTTCATCCATGAGCGGGTCGAGCGGTTCAAGGGATCGGACGTGACAATGGAGGAGTTTGTCCAGCTATACGGCCTTTACTGCGCCGAGAAGGGCTGGAGGCCGCTGTCCGGTTCCCGCCTGAGCCACCTGATACGGGACAAGATGCTGGAGCTACGCCAGAGCAACATCTCCAACAGCATCAGGAAGTCCAAGAAGGGCTTCAGGAACATCAAGGTGCAGGGACAGGAGGAAGAGGGCTATGCCGATGCTCAATACTAATAAGCTGCAAGGCAAACACGGCGGGGCTTGGGTCAACGGCGTACCCACCAAGTCCACCCCAAAGGGTGACGAGTACCGTTGCCCAGCCTGCGCCCAGAACGGCGGGGACGAGGGCGGTCAGCACCTTATAGTGTTCAAGGACAGGCCAAACTTCGCCTGCGCCGCATATCCGGGCGATCCGGCCCACCGTAGGATCATCTGGGATAAGGTCGGGATAGCCAACGGAGGCAGGCCAGACCCGATCATACCCAGAAAGACCGAGCAGAAGGCAACCTTCATAGGCAGGCACGTCATGGATATGGAGAAGCTGGCCCAGGAGGTGAGGGAGAGGGATGCGGATCTTGTCGCAGCAAGGAAGGAGAGGGAGAGGCTGGAAAGGGAAAGGATCAGAAGGGAGGAGGAGCTGAGAAAGCAGGAGGAGGCAAAGGACTATAAGGAGTGGATTCACAGAAAGTGTGTTGAATCACTTGAGAAGGCCAAGCGGCTTGAAGAATACAATACCAATTCTAAATGCGACAAAACACTATTTGGGACGTTTGGGACACCTATTTTGAGTTCAACCAACATGGTCCCCCCTCTTAATAAAGATTATACTAATGATACTACCGTAGGTATGGGTGGGGGGTATGCTACACCGATATGCGAAAAGGCATCCCAAACGTCCCAAGTTAGGCCGACCATGCCCATGGGTGCTTCGCCCATGCCGGAAGGGTATTGCCGTACTTGTTGGAGCAAGTGGGGTAAGATGGTAAGGGTCTATGAGGACATAGGCTGCGAGGTATGTGTGGCTAGGGGAGCAGTATTGGTGTAGCTCTTTTAGATCCTCCCGCTTGTGCTAAACTGCGGGAATGAAACGCCCCGGCCTCTATGCTAACATCAACGCTCGCCGTAAGGCTGGCACTTCCCGCCCCAAATCCCAATCTACCATTTCACCCCGCACTTGGCGCATGATGAAGGCCAAGAAGGGCGGCTTCAGTGAAAAGCCCAAGGGTTGACCTAGCCTGGGCGTATATCGAGCTTCTCCTGACAGAGAACTCCCGCCTGCATCAGACCATAGGCAAGGTGGACCGACTCTGTGGCGACATCCTAGCCGACTGCTCCCGCGAGGTTTACGAGGCAAACATGGTCAGCCTGACAGACGACTTGGAAGACCTTGGAAAGTTTCTTGATGTTCATCAGGAAAAGATTAAATTACTGGCAGGAGCATTAAACCAATGAGACAATCCCCATGCAATAGGCCGGTGCGTACCCCTGGAGGGTCAAAGAAGTTTAAGGTTCGAGCCTGTTCGGGTGGCAAGTCCAAGACCATCCGCTTTGGCGATCCCAAGATGACCATCAAGAAGTCCATACCCGGACGGCGCAAGAGCTTTAGGGCTAGGCATAGGTGCGACAGCAACCCTCCTAGCAAGCTTACTGCACGCTACTGGAGTTGCCGGAAGTGGTAGTCAGTTGAAAAGCAAAAAGGCTTTAAAATCGACGTATTGCCACCCAGGAGCCTCGCCACGGGGTCAGGCATTTGGAATCAATAAAACGAGTGAGGATAAAGAAGCACCCCTACGTTTGCGTTTAAATGCGGAATCTTATCGCCAAGCTACCGTTCTTGCGGCTCCGCTAGGCAACCGAGCGTGCTGTATTTCAATAGGCTGAACTACCGTTCGTATCCCTTATAGGACATAGCGTCCTTATAGCGTCCTTATAGAGTCGCCAAATTACCGTTTGTTCTGCTCCCGCCACTTTACCCAACGCTCCCGTTGAATGCGCGACACTTTTTCGTAATGCTCCCGTGTTAGTTTGCGGGCTTTCTGCGGCCCCTTAACGCTCCCGCCCCTTCTGCCCTGGGCGGATAGGTACTCCTTAATAATTTGTTCTTTATTCATTCCTTATAGGCTCCTTATAGGCTGCGTTACCGTTGATAGGTCAAATCAAATCGCCACGCTACCGATTATGGGTAGGCGTGGGACTGAATGAACCGGCAAGGGGTCGAACCTTGGCGCACCAATATTCAGTAAAGATTAAAAGTCTCTTCGACATCCTCCCGAACTACAATGAATCCCTCACGCCTACCCCCTAAAAGCCTGCACTCACCGGCAGCGTCTTTATGCTTATCGTATAAACACACCTCGAGCGTTTCCGAGTCTTTCAAGTCTCCCCATCCTCCAACGCATTCTGTTTGAATCTTCCAGCGCATAATCATGTTCCCTTTCTTTATTGTTGTTAGGTTTGACCCTATCGGGTCTCGCCTCCGTTCCCCTCCATGACGAGGGGAAACGAGGGGAGACTTATTTCCGAGTGACTAGCAAGGCAAACGCTACTAAGACCCCGCCTAGGATTAGGCCGTGGGCAAAGGCAACGCTTTGGTGGACTTCTGCGATCATATTTGATCCTCCAGTTTTCTGTAAGGATTCATAATCCATTCGCCTCTCAGCGTGCGGATTTCGTATGCCGACCACTCCAAGCCCTCTAGGATAAGCCAGCGGTGAGCCGATGAGCAGGATTTGAACCTGCGGACCAGCTTTCCTTCGGGCGAGTAAACTCCCCAACTCATTTCTGGACCTCTTTCCATTTCTCAAACACATCTTCGGCCTCGTCCCGATACCATTCCTGCACCTTATCCATGATATAAAAATAAATGGCAGCCATGCCATCGTTCTCCATCGGATTGTCACCGACTCCAGCGTTTTGGTATGCTTCTTCAAGCTCTGATCCATGCAGGAACCAAGCTGTCTTAATTTCGTGCGTGTAAATCGGCACAGAAGAATCAACAATGGAATGGATTGCACCGCTGTAGTCCAAGTCATTGTTGAGACACGGAACCGAGTCGGTGTCGGGATTGTTGTTGAGGTAGTTTTCCAACTCTGCTTTGACTTCATCAATCGCACACTCGACCCGATTATCGAGCGTATCGTCAATTTCTATGGTTCTTTTCATTGTGTGCGTTTCCTTTCTTTTGGTTTTTGGTTATTTGATCGCCTTTAGTGCGATAGACCTCACCGACTTCAACAAGTCAATCGGGTCTACATTGCAATATCCGATTTTAGTTTCTGGCCTAGAAATTCTTTCGATTGACTTCAGCGCGGAAAGAAGTTCTTTTACAGAGCGGGAATCTTTGGCCGTTCCAGCTTCGGCGTTGGTTGTGTTGCTTTGCATAAATGGAGCCTAGTCCAAGCGGGTAGAATCTGTCAAGCGATTATTTTCAAGAAAGTTTTATGGTAGATTGTGGCCGTGGAAAACCCGCACGACAATCTCCCCGAAAAATCAAAGAATGGGAAGGTGGCATTTACCAAGGAAATTGAGGAAAAGTGCCTTGCAGCTTGTTCCTCTGGATTCACTCTTGAAAAGTGTGCTGGCTTGGTAGGGGTTCCAGTTGGAACCATTAAAACTTGGGTGCATCGGAACCCCGCATTCGGAAGAAAGATGGAAACCGCAAGAAAAAATCACGAGCTTGGCCTATTAAGGTCAATAGAACTAGCAGGCGAGAAGTCATGGCAAGCGAAAGCTTGGATGGCGGAGCGTGTTTACGCTTACGCTCAGCCATCAGCTCGCTTGCAAGTCTCTGGTGGCGTTGAACATACTGCTGGCGGATCATTCGCTCAACTCCTTGCTGGCCTTGCATCTCGAAGGGCGGAAAAGAAGGCACAAGTGATTGAGGCAAAGGAAGTTAAGCAACTTGATGCACCTAAAAGTGAATACAATAGCTATTGTCCGACAAATAAATTGCAAACTATTGTAACACCAACACCTAAAAATTCTGGGAAGCCTCGCCCATTGAGGATGAGGAAACGCAAACCAAGGCAAGAAAGCCTTAAGAAGTGGCCGGTACACGACACGCCCCCCACCACGCCCCCCGCCACCGATTCACACGCATAATACCCCCCAAATAATTGCGCCACAAAACAAAAAGAGGTTATGCCTAA